TTTTTCCTACCCCCCCCCCTCTTTTCCTACCCAAAAAGAAAATTTTTTTTATATGTATGGCTGTGTTGGGGTCCACTATTAGAGACCCCCCGGCCATGGAAGCGAGTGTCGGTACCCCCCTAGTCAACGAGTAGGGATAAGGTCGACGATGGGCGGGGAGATAGGATATATATAGTATAGTAATTTTTAAGGATAGAGGTAAGGATAGGATAGAGGTATGGTAAGTTTTTTTCTATTCTGTATTGTTATGATGAACATCACAGAAATCCACGTACACTTCCCCAGCAAGACTGTTGGGGAAGAATTCATCAGTAGCCGCAACGTCATGGAGATACTCCGTGAAGACGGAAGCGGCTATCGCTTTAACCTTACCCTCTATGTAGGGGGTAAGGAAGTTTCGGGCTTCATCGCCTTTAACCCTGTTAGTAAGCGGCCTCAAAGGCTGGTCATTGACGGGGAAGAGGTAAAGCTCTGACCCAATAAGCCCACTTCGTGTGGGCTTTTTTTTCTTTTCTGTATTGTTATGGAAAAAGTATTTTCAAATGTTATCGACTCTCCGAAGTGGGAGTCGGTAATCGAGGTTGTGTCTCACAGCGAGGCACAAAAGCACCTCAATCAATGGCGTCATGAATACGCCATCATGATTCTGTCTTGTACGCCCGTAAACGCAACGGAGACTTACCTCTCCGTGATGCGGGTACGCAAGACCACCCAACCCTCCTAACGGAGGGTTTTTCTTTTCTGTAGCGTATGAAGACCCTGTTCCAAATTTCGAAAGCAGCCCTGCTACTCTCAGTAGTAGCCATGGGCGTAGCCATGGTTATGTTGCCCTCTACCATGATGGGGGCAAAGATTATGGCCGCAAGTATTATGGGGTTCTTGGTATCTGCAGGCCTAATGGCTTGGAGCATCCAAAGAATCCCATAGCCCTACCGAAGAACCTCTCCTAACAGAGAGGTTTTTCTTTTTTGTATTGTATGAAATATCTAATCATAATTCTAATCGCTGCCTCATGTTCAGGCAGCAAAGGGCTTCCTTGCCCTTGCATGCATTGCGAAAAAAGGGAACCCGAAAACCCTAATTGGGTTCGGGAATGGATGTTTAATGAGGTAAAAGACGAGCCACTCGTCGAACCTCACATCTGTATAGACTCATCGCACAATGCGTGTGATGGAGTCTGTGTATGCGATGGAATAGAGTGCCTTGAATAAAGGCACTCTTTTTTTCTTTTCTGTATTGTATGTCTAACACAATCAAATTTTCGGCAGGCTGGCTCAACAAGAGCGGCTCTTTCACAATCTTCGCGGAGCAGGCTAACACCTCTCTGGTCGCTATGTCCACTTCCTCGAACGCTAAAGGGCGCACTTGTCTGCATACCTTTAGCGAAGAAAAGCTTCCATTGCTCGGATTAAGCCCCGAACAGATTGCGGAAATGAAGGGGCGGACGCACGAGAACCCGCTCGAGTTTGCGCCTATTAGCGCCCAACAGGTCTTTAACATGGATTGCAAAATCCAAATATTAGAGGCCGTAGGGATTGCTGACGCACTTGAGCTCGGTATCCTTCGCAAGAAGGACAACCAAATCTTGGGCGAAGAAGCTTCGCGGAAACGCAACCGCGAAAAGGAATTGGTCAAAGTTAACGGTCAGCAGGTCTACCGAAAGACCCGCTTGACGGTTAACTCTCCCGAAAACAAGGACGTGCTCGTGAGCAACGTAGCCCCCAACAAACCGAACAACCCGCAGAGTACCTCAGAGGACGACTCGGAGTTCGCGGAGTCCTTGTTCTAACCCAAAAAGAAAGCCCTGAAAATGGGCTTTCTTTTTTCTCGGAAAGCTCTAGCATTGCTCGGACATTCTCGGACAGTCGCGGAAAGCTTTGGAGCTGTCGCCTGTAAGTGAGACCGTCCACCTTCGCGGCCCGGGCGAACCTGAACATAATAGTACAAGAAGAACCCCGGAGAAAAAATGGCGTAGTAGTACAAGAAGAAGAGCAGAAGAAGAACAAGAATAATACAAGTATAAGATAATCAAGAACTTATAAGAACAGAAGAAGAGCAAAGTTCCTCTTATTTTGTATAAGTATTAGAAGAATAAGCACATCAGAATAGGGATAAAACTTAGACAAAGTAGGGATTGGTCTCAAAAATCCCCGGGCGGAGACAAAGTAAAAGTTCAACAAAATAATATAAGGGCGTATAAGGGGGTTATAGGCCCTTTTTTTCTTTTCTCTATTGCCAATCTTTATAAGAGATGAATAAAATCCAAATTGTGGCCCTGTGGCTGAACCAGTCTGGTTCGGTTAGTGCACTTTGCCAGCTGCACGCCAACAACCCTCTGGCTATGTCTACCGGTAATAGCTCTATTGCCCGCTCTTGCATCCACACTTTCTCCATGGAGAAGTGCGAACAGATGTTGGGGGTGAGCTCAGATGAGCTTGCCGGAACAGACAGTAAGAACTCGCTTGATGTTTCCGAAAGGAACATTGATGCAGAGGTGGTGTTTAACATGGCTCTCGAAGTCCAAGTCCTTGAGGCTGTGGGCATTGAGAGTGCTATTAAGAAGGGAATCCTGAAAAGGAATACCGAAGGTCGGGTTCTCTACATTGCGGAGAACCAAAAGAAAGACCGCACCACCAAACAACCTGTGACCTATAAAGGTGAGCCCGTGTTCCGCAAGACACGGCTTATGCCTAAAGGCACAGGAGACGACCGAGACGCAATGGACATTAGTCCTGCCCCGGTAAACAATCTGCACACAGCAGAGAGCGAAGACGAGCCCCCACAGCTCTTCTAAGCAAAGAAGAACCCTCTGCGAAAGCAGCAGGGTTCTTTTTTTTCTCTTTTAAGGAATCTTAAAGCCTTTAGAGACTAAAAAAATAAGTAAGAAAAACTTTTGCCCGAGCAAACTTAAATACTATAGTACAAGATTAACTAACTTATTGATAATCAATCAGAATAAAGTTTACCAAAAACAAAACTTCCCCTAAATAAACTTTACTGTTTTAATTAATCTCCTTAAATAAAACTTAAACTTTAAGGAAATTTTAATGTTTTTGTTCACTTTATTTACAAAATAATACAAGATTATTGACTTTTGTTAAATAAATTGTGTGCAGACCACACCCTAAAAAGCCATTCTGAGTTCTTCTAATTTATTGGTAATCAATAAGATAGAGCATGAAGCTGCGTGGGAGCGGGTTTATTATGATTAGGGATTATTGTAGGGATTTAAGTTGAGGTAAAAAGAAAGTTATTTTGGTTATAGTAGTTATTTTGAAGGTATTAGAGATTATTAGAAGAGTTATTAGAGTGGGATATTAGAAGTGGGTGTATAGTAATGGAGGGGAATAGTAGGCATTTGGGTTATGTGTTTATCTTTCTTTCTTTCTCTCTATAGAGGTGATGGCCTTTAAGGCAAAAGATTAAGCGTGGGGTTGTGTAGGCCCTTATAGGAGATTATAGGGGATTATAGAGGGTTATAGGTTCTGGCATAAAAGAAAGTATGCAGACTACATGGGGGCTTTTTTTCTTTTCTTTTTTGTCTGATTATTAGTTCAGGGTTTGCGCATATAGAAGAGTTGTGGTGATACAGGAGATCTGTGTACGTTTGTAGGAAGTTCCGCGAGTAATCGCGATATGGACTACAGGCCATGAATCACTCTTTAGCGAACAAGTTAGTACATGACTTATATGTACCGGTAGGTGTAAAGGTTGAAACCTTTCCTTCAGTAGGAGTCTGTAAAGCTCTTACGCATTACTTTGTACAATAGCTCAGTTGGATAGAGCGGCAGCCTTCTAAGCTGTAGGTCGGTGGTTCGAATCCTCTCTGAGGCACAAATAGTCAGGTGGCGGAAATGGTTAGACGCAAGCGAGGCTAATGTCACGAGGGTCGCGCCCTCAAATTACAGGTTCGAATCCTGTCCTGACTACTAAAAAAATAGAAAATATGGAACATGCGTATTATTGGGTATCGACATTTCTACAAATAATAATGATTGTTATTTTAGGTGGTATCTACGAAAATTCTAAAAAGAAATAAAACAAATAGTCAGGTGGCGGAATTGTCGCTGGAACTATTTGGCTCCAAGATGGAACTTGGATGACCCGAGGAGAGTACGATGGATCTGAATGGTGGCAACATCATCAGTACCCAGCTATCCCACAAGAGCTTTTATAAGCTCTTTTTTTTTCTATATTTGCCCTCATAGTATAAATATAAGGTAGTATGAAAGAATGCCTCTGTGATGAAACAGGTAAACATGGCGCTCTTAAACAGCGTTGCGAAAGCTTACCGGTTCGAGTCCGGTCAGGGGCACAAATACGTATGGTACTTTCACTGAGAAGGTTAGTCGTTGGATTTGGCCACCAACAGAAAGCAGCTACGTCGGAAGGCTGCAAAAACTCTCCCATACGTACTAAAGGGCAGTTAGCTATAATGGTAAAGCCTGTAGTTTATCTCAGAGATGTGCGGTTCGACTCCCACACTGCCCCCAAATTCTTAATTATGATTTCAAAAGAAAATCAAACTAACTACAAAAACTAATAAAAACAGTACCACAATGGAAAGACATATGACTATCGAAGAAATACGAGAAATGCCCGGAACTTACTTTAAGTTCCAAACAGGAGAATGGGCAATCTTTTGGGATGATATCGAAGATGATTATACTATAGCAAAGTATTCTCATTCCGAAGTAACTACTCCTATTCACAGGCATTGGACACAAACTAAAAAGTATTTTCACAATGTAGCGCAATGTGTAAACTTCGCTCACTTTCTAGAGGCATGTCTTATTGAAGACGGAAGAAAAACAAAAATCTAAAATAATGTACATCTGGGAAGAAGACTTATTCCATCCAAAACACTTTGATAGTGTCCCAAAAGAAGTAAAAGAAATTCTTAATGATTATGGTCTTGACAACACATATGGAGATTGTGCTGAAGCCATCAAAAAGTTAAACCTTTTAGGATATACCGCTGATTATGACTTATCGGCTACTATCTACAATTTGCAAAAGTTAGAACAATCTAATTAGTTTTGAAAAAAATCTCCGTATGCTACCCGGAGAGATTCCGGGAGCGGCTTTGCTTAGTTCTGCCGCATGAAACAAAGGGGTGTGATTGACTGACAGCCGGGAAAGACCGGCAATTTGACCGGGTGGCGAAAGCTATCGGTAGAGTGATGATTGTTTGGAAGACATTAAGTTGACACCCATTCAATATGTAGCTTAATGCAGGTTCGAATCCTGCCCCGGTCACAACGCCGCTCTGCAACCACCGAACGGTCTGTTGCCAACAGACACGATAATGTAGGTGGAGCGGGGCGCGTAATATTTGCGAGGGGGCGGCTGCAACCGCCCCTTTTTTTCAATCACCTTCCTGACGTCAGGAAAGCAATGCAAAAATCAAAAAATGCAAAAACCCAAAAAAAAACTTTAAAATATGAACTACACCGAAGCAGTAAAATTACTGGAAACCACAACTACCATTACAAGATGGAAATGGCCTAATGATGTCTTTGTTACTCGTCTTAGCCCGGTAGAAAGCGGCATTGAGGAAATCAGCGTTAGAGGCATTAAAGCTCCTTTAGCTTCATTTCTTGTTATCCGAGATGAAGAAGGAATCTTTAAGCCTTACTGCCCATCTCAGGAAGATCTTGAAGCAGAAGACTGGCTAGAACTTGAAGACTAATGAAAGGAAGCGAACAATTTAAACAAGTAATTCAGCAAAAGCTTTCTTTGGAAGCAAGCGTGAATTCAGAGTTTCATGCACAGTTTCACAATCCCCAAAAGGATATAGATTCATGTGTATCCTACATCTTAAACAAAGTACAAGAAAGTGGAGTAAATGGATTTGCAGACCAAGAAGTCTACGACATGGCGTTTGAATATTACCGCTCTGATTCAACTAAAGTAGAATCTAAAGCTAACGGTAGAGTTGTCGTAAATCATCATGTAGAGCTTACTGAAGAAGAAAAAGCAGAAGCTCGTAAAGCTGCAGTCCAAGAAGTAATAGCAGAAGAGAAAAAGAAACTCAAAACTGTTACTAAGCCTAAATCAGAAAAACCAGAAATTGTGCAAGCAAGTCTGTTTTAAATGAAACCAAAGACCCAACTACATAAGAGAGTGCTCGAACTAGGGCACTCTCTTTCTTTTTTAACCCCTGAACAGAAAAAGTGGGGAATAGAAAATAACCGGAATTATTCTTATCAAAGATATAAGACTGTCTATTGTTTAGAATGTGGGCATAGTCAAAAAGTAACTACTTATTTTAGAGATACTCAAAGGATAATCAAGTGTAAAAAATGCAAAAAAGAAACTCAAGTTATTAATTACGTTAATCGTCCTACTTATGACTTTGGAGTATTTGATACAAAAGAAGAATTTCAGATTATTCGTACTTTTAGGGTTCAAAAACTTTACAAAGTTGGAAAGAAAGTAAAGTATCACGTATTTGAAGTCGCTCAAAATTGGATTAGCACTAAAGGAAAAATTACCTATGTATCAAAAAAGAAAAAGCATTTCTCTTATGATGTGTATGAGCATTCGCCTTTAGAAATAAAACTCTTTAAAGGCTCACAATGTACTTTCTTGCAAGCAGATGTTTACCCTTATCTAAACATTCATCCAGAACTTGAAAAAAGAGGATTTTATGGAGAGTGGGGGAGAAACAACTTAGATGAATTTATTAGTCAAGTATTCGTTAATCCTAAGTACGAAATACTGCTCAAAAATGGATATGGCCACATTTTATCTCGAGCTTATAAACTTGACAGATACTGGCCTCAAATAAGAATAGCTATGAGACATGATTATGAAATTGAAAGCTATTCTCTTTGGACAGATTACATAGATTTGCTTGAGTTTGCCGGTAAAGACATACGAAGCCCTAAATATCTTTTTCCTAAAAACCTTCGAAAAGAACACGACAAGTACCTCAAAAGAAAAAGAAAAGCACAACTAAAAGAAAAACTAGAAGAAGAACGTGCTTTTAATCCACAGTATTTGAAAAGAATCAGTAAGTTTGAAAACCTAATTATTGACCACGAAGGAATAAAGATTGTTCCCTTAAAATCAGTAGATGACTTTTTCAATGAAGAAATAAAGATGCATCATTGTGTGTTTACAAATGCTTATTACAAAGAATCAGATTTGTTAGTTCTTACATCATCTATAGATGACAAGCCTTTAGAGACTATTGCTTATGACCTTAAAGCAAAGCGCGTTTATCAAGCTTATGGAGCTTGCAATCAAAAAACAGAACATCACGATACAATAGTATCAGTTGTAGAAACTCAATTACCTAAACTACTAAAAAAACATAAACAATGAAAATCTTTTTAGCCTTCCTTGCTCTGTTTACAGTAGCATTTTTAGCAGGTGTTTGTCTTTACGACCCCAAAAAAAGCACAAGACAAACGAAAGTAGAAGCGTTCTATTTTGTACTGGCAATAATTGTAACCGCATTAACTACCTATTATTTAACTCACTAAACATGAACACAAAAGAAATAACTAAAGAAAAACCAGTTTTTGTCCGAGTATTCAAAAAAGAAGAAATTCCTACTTTTGAAGTATTCAAAAAGACAGAAAAAGAAAAGATGGAACTTAAAATTGCCAAAGCACAATGGCGAGACAGAATGAGGAAAACACATCCTCAGTTTACTGCTAAAAAAGGGTTTAAGTTCCCTCAATTTTAACATGCATTTAGTTACTTATGAAATAAGTGGGATAATCATATCTCAGTCTTTATTCTTTTTAGAGCAAAATGCCGCTAAATATGTAGTAAATCTTGCATTATATGATAAAGTTGATGCGGCAAAATATCCTTGGGAATCTTTTTTAAAAGAAGAACTTTCTACTGAAGATATATATCAGATACAAGAAAATCTTACTCAGCTATTCGTAAACAAATTCATCTATTGGCAAGAGATTGAACCTTTAGATATTGCAGAAGCAGAAGCCATCGCTGAAGAATCAGAAGAATCAGAAGATTCAGAAGACGATTACGAACTTGAATAAAAACTATGTTTGAATCTGGAGATAGAGTCCAAGACAATTTTGGGGAAAAAGGAATAGTCCTCAAAGTAGATCCTAGAAGGAATGTAGCTACTGTCAAAGTAGAAGGAGCCGGTCAACAGACTTATCTTTTGGACGACTTAACTCTTTTGTACAAAGCAGATGAAGACGATTTAGAAATTTTAGAAGAAGATTAACTTAATTTGCAAAACCATGAACGGTGAAAAATTACCGAAGCTAAAGTTTTGCGAATGTTATCTTGACAGGGTAAATAAAAACAACCAACCTGTAACTTGTAGCCGGATAGCTGAGTATAGTGTTTTACTCAGCTATCCCAATACAGGCAATAAGAAAAAAGTGTATAGGTGCGTAGAACACCTTCACATACCTACTAAAAACTCTATTGTTCTATCTCATTCTTTTTATAATCAAAAAGAAAAGATTGAGAAAATACAGATGCATCTTAAATCATTAGTAGGGAAAAAAGTACCAAACATAAAAGATATTGATGCTACTGGATTAGTAGTAAAAGACAATGGAATTCTTTGTAAAGACCAAAACAGTAAGTATGTGTTTATTTTTTATGATTGGGTTATAGTGACCCAATAAACTCTTTTATAGGGGATTTTTTTCTTTTCTTTTCTGTACCAATCTTTCACACAGATGAGAACAAGAAAAATCACCAAAATCGGGCAGAAAATCTACGAGAAGGTAGATTTCAGCCACACAAAAGCCTTTAGAAGTGTTCCAGCACGTCCTTTGCTTTCTGCACAAAAGAAGCTTGACTTCTTGATTCAAAGAGAGGTGGAACAAATGTTTGACAGCTTAACCATCAACAATGTCCTTACAGAAAAAGGACAGGTTAATGTTGAACTACATTTGTCTGAGCGAGCTTCAGAAATGAAGCCAGTAAAGGTAACGAGCTGGATTACTCGCCCAACAAAGAAAACCTTTGAAAAAAGGGGTTCTCGTTGGATTACCCATTTAAGAGAGTTTGCTCGAGAAAAGCAAGTCTCTTACCAGCCCTACCCTCAAGTTGTGTGGAGGTAGGTCACAGAAGCCCTGAGTAGAAATACTTGGGGCTTTTTTTCTATTGGGAAATTAATTAGCTAACGAACTATGAGAACATTCTATCCATCAAAGAATAAAACATACAAAAAACTATCTGACCAAATAGTACCTCTTTTACAGGCTAATGAGTTAGCACTTGTATATTCAAGAAATCAAACTTCTATGTTTATACGAACTTCTCAAAATGCAGTAGAGATTTTAAGTCCTCATTTTGAAAGCTGTATAGATTTAAAAGAAATCTGCCTGTGTGCTACTTTATCTAAAAGAAACGAAGTATTAGGCATTTATCAAGTTAGCTCCGGCTCAAACTCAGGGACGATAGTAGACATAACTAAGATAACCGCAAAAGCTATTTTAACGAATGCATCTGCAGTTATCCTTGCCCATAATCACCCTTCAGGAAACCCCAAACCTTCCTCTCAAGACATAGACATAACAAAGAAACTAAAAAGTGCTTTAGATTTGTTCGATATAAGATTGCTAGACCATATTATTCTGTATCGAGAAGATTCAGTAAAATACACAAGTATGGCAGAAGAAGGATTCATGTAACTAAACCTATGATATACAAACTCGACTCAGAACTAAATTTTCGCAAATACTCTCCGGTAAAATGGAAAGTATTGTTAGGGTTAAGCTTAATTCTTAACTTTGTATTGGCAGCAGCAGTTATGAAAGTAACAAAAACTGTTATTGAAGTACCAAAAATTGTTTGGATGCAAAACGACTCAGTAATAGAAAAAGATGTCGAATTAACTGACTCTGCTTTGTCTCATGCGCTTACTCATTACGGGTGCATAATGCCTGCAGTAGCAATAGCTCAAGCCAAAATAGAATCCTCTAATTACAAGTCTGATATAGCCAAAGAAAACAAAAACTTGTTTGGCATAAAGTATCATAAATGCAAATACGTAAAAGGAGAACACAGAGGCCATGCTTCTTATTCTACTTACCGAGATAATATTTTGTGTTATATTCACGTTCAAAATCACTATTTGAAAAATATTGACGGAGTATATGCTGCTCCTGGAGAATATGTCTCTATCCTAAAAACAATGCAATGACCAAATCTGAGATACAAGAGCAAGCATTAAAAGCAATTTTGATGCATGACCGCTCTGGAGTGCACATGACTATGGGCACAGGCAAAACAATGCTTGGACTTAAATACCTGAGAAAGGTAAAAGGAAAAGCATTGGTAGTAGTACCTAAGACTGCGTTAAAACATAGCTGGCAAGAAGAACTGAACAATCATAAGTTCTCTGACTTAGACATAGAGTTTACTACTTATAGGTCTGTTCTTAGACATAACCCCAAAGAATACTCTTGTATCATTTTTGACGAAGCCCACAATCTAAAACTAAGCCATAAAGACTTTACTGACAATATAGCCGGTAAAGTATTAGGGCTTACAGGCACTCCTCCTAAGTTCAAAAAAGGTGAGAAGTACCAAATGATGCATGAAGTATATCCTATTCGCTATGTGTACGATTTAAACAAAGCAATAGAAGATAAACTTCTAAACCAAGTAAACATTCATCTGTGGGGTATTGAGCTGTCTTCTGAACGGAACTTAGATACTATGTCTGGAAAGAAAACAAGCGAAATAAATATGTACTCTTTCTTATCAAACAAGATATCTTCTTTGGAATATGAAATAGATACCTATCAAAGAATGGGAGATTCAAAAACTATCGGAATGATATACCAAGATCTTAAAAGACTACGAATAACCCGTTTATCTAAGATTAAGCAATTTAAGTCAAAAGATATTCTTCTCCGGCAAGTAATCAACTCTATTCCAGAAGATGAAAAAGTGCTTGTGTTTACTTCTACGCAAGAACAATGCAGTAGAATGTTCAGGAACTTCCACACTAGCTTTAATAGCCCAAGTGTAAACAGACAGATTATGGACAAATTTAAATCTGGAGAAATTCGCATCTTAGGGGCTATAGAACAAATTAGTGAGGGTATTAACATTCCCAATCTAAAGAATGTAGTCATTACTCACAGTTATGCTTCAGAGCATAAGCCTTTACAAAAGATAGGCAGAGCTTTGCGTTTATCTACTGACCAAATAGCCACAGTACACATTCTTTACTATAAAGGAACTATAGATGAAGAATGGGTAAAAGAAGGCTTAAAGTCAATTGACTCATCACGAATAACTTATCGAAACTAATGTTCAAGTTTTACAAAATCTTTAGTAGTGGCGCAGAGAAATACTGCGCCACTTTTAATTCTACACTAGACCCCGAATACCATGCGTATATCAATTGGTGTAGAGAAAACAAAATCAAATGGAAGCTAGTAGATACCTATACTGGCAAAATAAAATTTCAATCCAAAGAAGATGAATAACGAACCTCAAATAAGATGCTCAAAATGCAGCAATTATACCTTTATGGTAATTGACTCTACTATAAGTAAAGCAAAGTCAGAAGAGGATTCTCTTTATGTGCTGCAGAACACTACAAACTCAACAAGAGTAGTAACTTGTACAGTATGCGGTACTCCTTACACTGACTCAGTAAATGTGTTTTGGAGAAGAACAACTAGATTAACGTAATAAAAGCTGTCTTTATAGCAGTGTCGGATTTTGCCAAACTTTACAACGAAAGAAAACTATGATGTACTTAGTATCATATTCAGAAGGTGCTTGGGATAACCACCATGTTATAAATTTATTTGTAACTGAAAGTGAAGAAACTGCACTTAAGTATCAAGAAAAATTTAATACAATGTTATATAAATGGAAAGGTTACTATAATAGTTTACGATGGGGTAAAGATTGGGAACTTAGATTAAATAACCCTGATTTTGAAATTCGTTATAGAGCAATTATGGAAACAGGGAAATGTCGAGTAAATAAAATAAAAGTAAGATGAAATTCTACATAACAGAAGAAACCAGACAAGAGATTGAAGCTAAGATAGAACAGCTTCAACACACGGAAGCACTCCGCTCTTTTACAATAGGAGTTTTATTAGCAGAAGAAGCTTTTTATAAAAGAGTTTTAGAATCAGCGACAATACTTCCTGTTGAGGAGAGTTGGGATACACTTCATGACAAACTTTTAAATGCGGTTGTCTTACCGAGGAAATTAAAAGATAAGTCTTTCCACGAAGAAAATTATCCAAACGGGGTTATCATATGCAAAAAATAAATTTATCCAAAGTAATTATTATTCAAATATAATTTCTTATCTTTGTATAAAATTATAAAAATATGGAAATATGGAAGGAAATTAAAGGTTATGAAAATCTTTATTACATTTCAAATTATGGGAATGTGAAATCTACAAACAAATCTAAGTATAACAAATCTGGAGAGTACTTTCTTAAAAAAGTTTTATTAAATGGTTATAACCATGTTGTGTTATACAAAAATAAAAAAGCAAAAACACATCTTATTCATAGATTAATTGCTGATGCTTTTATTCCAAATTTTGAAAACAAACCTCAAGTAAATCATAAAAATGGAATAAAAACTGATAACGTGGTTGAAAACCTTGAGTGGGTTACTAAATCAGAAAATCAAATACATGCTTATGAAAACAGATTACAAGAAAACCATTTAGGAGAAAAAAGATGGAACTCCAAAATGACAGAAGAAAAAGTAAAACAAATTCGTGAAAAATATATATCTAAAAAATATACATATAAACAACTTTCTTGTGAATATGGTGTAAACATTAGTTGTATACAAAAAATAATAAATAAAAAAACATGGATTCATGTCGATTAATCATTCAACCTAAACAATAAAAACTATGAGAGAAAAACTCAAAATAATCTTATTTTCAATCTTATTTGTTTTGATAGGATTTGGAATACCCTACTTAGTTCAATTTAAGTGGAATTTCTTCGGAGCTACATTAGTAACAATAGGAGACATTCTTCAACTGTGGCTAATTACTCCTTTTCTCACCTTTGTTGCTCTCTTGCTGTTGTACTTCAGAATTTTTAATAAATAAAAACTATGAACATAAAAACAAAATTCTCACTAGGTGATAGAGTGTTTATCATACAAAAGTATAACAAAGAAGAATGGGTTCCCTGTAAATCCTGTAAAGGAAAAGGTGAAGTTATCGTAGAAGATAATTATTTTCAATGCACAGATTGTAGGGGCAGCGGAGGTAAAACTCACTGGCTTCCCGATAAATGGAAAGTTTCCTATAAAAACACCAAAATAGGTAAAATAGCTGTCGAAAAATATTCCGAAGAATATTATGAGCAAAATCCTCAACATAGAAAGCTGGAAGTTAGATACATGGTTACTGCTACAGGCATAGGCTCAGGTACTGTTTGGTATGAACTAGACGTATTCAAAACACTACAAGAAGCTGAAACTGAGTGTAATAGAAGAAACGAAGAAGAGTCTAAAAAGTAACATTCTTATGGAATTTCCTATACTCAAGCCTGTAAGGTACATCAACACACCTGAGTTTAAAAACACTATTGAATACGGACGATATTTAGTTGTTCGTAAAGATGGTAAAAAACACTTGGAAACTTTTAATGGCACTGGTTGGGCGTATAATAACGATTCAATCATTGCTTTTTACTTACCTAAAATTGACGAACAACAACTAAAACAACTTGAAAATGAGTAAACAAACAGCAGTAGAATGGTTAGTAGATTATTTTAAAAATCTTGAAAAATATCCATACAAAACTATTCAAGAATTAGAAGAACAAGCCAAACAAATGGAGAAAGAACAGATAATGCAGTCTTATTCTGACGGTATTGGTAATGGTATTGCTGTAGGTCAAGAAGAATGTTCATTTGAATCAGTTGCAGATGAGGTGAAATACTACGAACAAACTTACGGAGGTAACAAATGAAGCACAACATAACCCAAACGGAAAATTATCTACTTATTGTAGATGATTCAGAGATTAAAGTAGGAGATTGGATATATAACGAAGAAAGAGAACCATCTGTTATACAATGTATTGGTAAAGGTAGTTTAAGAGGTTGGAAAAAAATCATCGCTCACCTACCACTTAACGGAGCACCAGTTCTTGAAGGTGTAGATTTATTGCCAAAAATTGAAAATGAAGTTGAGGAGTTGGCTAATAATATGTTTGAGGAACATTCGACTAATGTATTATCCCCACAGCATGAAATGAGAAAAATGTTTATGTACGGTTACAACAAAGCCAAAGAGAAGTATAAGTACACAGATGAGGATATTATTAAAATAGTAGAAAAGAGTAGAGAAACAGGATTAACTGCTGAGTATCTTATGCTATCCCTCCAACAACCAAAGATGCCTATTGCTTTTGAGTGCGAAGTAAAAACAGAATTTGGGTTTATGGATTTATCTGGTAAAACTCCATATGAAAAAGTAGGTCAAACTGTATGGGTAGGCAAGTACATTTTTAACGATTAAAAACTATGAACAACCTTGAAAAAGAATTTATACCCTACCAAGAAGCATTCGAGTTAAAAGAACTTGGATTTGATGAACCTTGTTTTGGATATTATATTAACAACAAGTTTCAATTTTTTGCTGATGTAAGAAGTTGCAATACTAATTCAGAGTTTGGTTTTTACCCGACTGCACCAACCTACTCACAAGCCTTTAAATGGTTTCGTAAAAAGGGTTATAGATTTAGTGTTATAATTGATTCTCCTCTCGCTGAAGAAGAGAGTCATTACATAGAAATTTGGTTTGAAAAACAATTTTTACACGAATCCCACTACATCTATAAAACATACGAAGATGGTGAATTAGGTTTGTTAAAAAAATTAATTCAGTACGAAAAAGAAAAGCAACAATGAAAAACATACACTTATTACCAACTGAAAAACCAAGTATTGATGTTTGGAAAGATGTAATTGGATATGAAGGATTATATCAAGTTTCTAATTTAGGAAATGTTAGAAGTTTAGACAGAGAAATTGCTCCAAATAATAGAGTTCCTTATTGGAGAAAAGGTAAGATTTGTAAACAATCTAAAAGCAATCTTGGATATATGACTGTAGGCTTTACTGTAAATAATGTAAAGGTTAGTAAATATGTTCATAGATTAGTTGCAGAAGCTTTTATTGACAATATAAATGACTATCCACAAGTTAACCATATAGACTGCGATAAAACTAATAACAGAGTAGATAATCTTGAATGGTGTACTAATTCTCAAAACCACACTCACGCTTCTAAAAATGGATTAAACAAACTTCATTTACATAGAGTTGCATATTCAGGAGAAAAAAATGGAAGGTCATTATTAACTAAAGAGCAAGTTTTAGAAATAAAACAAAAATATATTCCTTATAAATATTCAGCTAAAAAATTAGCTAAAGAGTATAATGTAAGTGAATCATGTATAACACATATTTTAAATAACACATCATGGAAAGAAATATCTATAAAATAGGAAAAGAATTGTTTGTCACTTCTACTGAAGAAATTAAAGATGTAAGACCACACAAAGGGAAGTGGCATTTAGAAAAAGAAAATATATTAAATATGTTTCCTGACTATTTAACTGATTTATCTGAATGTAAATTAGTAATAATGACAACAGACCCAGACCTAATCAAAGATGATGTACAAGCTATTGATGATGAGTTCTTAGAATGGTTTGTTAAGAATCCAAGTTGTGAGTTTGTTGAAGTTCAAAAATGGGCAAGTTTAGCTGAATGTGGTTATTCATACCATATAACAATTCCACAAGAAGAACCTAAACCAATACATCAACAAATAATTGACCTTGCAGGTGGTGAGGAGAGGTGTAAAGAGTTGTTAGGTATAAAACCTAAACAAGAAATTGATATGTCTAAATACATATCAGGTATTGACCCTTATGACACACAAGAAACACTTGAAGAAGCTGCTGAAACCTTATACCCTATAAATAATACAGGGGGTATGTTTATGCCAAATAAAGAGGAAGTAAAAAACATATATAGACAAGAAGGTTTTATAGCAGGTGTTAAATCAGATGCGGCAAGGGATTATTGGTTTGAACAAGTTAAAAAGAAGTAATAACAGAAAGGAAAAAACAACAATGGATAAGTTTTTTAAAGACGGTGTATGGCTGCGGTGGTTCAAACCAGAAGACCTTAATGTTTGTATTAATACTGAAAAAGGCCACATAAACTTTGATTTAGTAAGTTATGATTGGGATTGCCCAGAAGTTAGCCGCGAAGAGTTCACCGCCGCCGCGCTGCAAGCGATTGAAAAGCTTAAAGCGCAGGGTATCGACATCGGCACGGACTGGCTTCCGAAGTGGGAGCCGAAGGTGGGGGAGGTTGTGTGTGCGTGGGATAATCGAAACGGTGAAGGTTTTATCGTTGCAAAGTTTGTCAGCAAAAGCGATGGAATCTTTCCATACACTTTGAGCAACGATTATGCTTATCAATACATCGCCCCGTTCAACGGCGAAATCCCCGAACCGTTTAAAAGCCGATGGGAGGTAGAAGGCAACGGTAATAAACCTGAAGAATTATGACTTTCTTAGATGCAGTCTTTAAAAAAAGAGCAGAAGCACACATTGCCTTAACTAAATTTATTAAAGAACTAAAACAAAACGGATTTGAAGTATATGTGCCTGTAAAAGATGTTGTTTTAGATATTATTCTTATTCGAAAGAATGAAAAGCATTGTTTTCTTGAATTTCACACAGGTATGTACAAATGGACTATTTCGGTAAGCATAGATTGGAGGGAAAAGAAAGGCTCTGGCAAAACCTTATTTACTAGATATGGGGATGAATTTAGTATCAAAATAAAAGACATCGAAGAAAATATGTTCGATGACTATCAAAATTTCAATAAAGACCATAAAAACTATGAAATACATCAAAATTAGGAACAAAGGCGAATTAGATATTCGCCTTCTTTCGTTAATGGGAGCTTCTACAAAACGTGGAAGAGACGGCAAAATAGGTAAGTTCGGCACAGGTTTAAAGTATGCCATATCTTATCTAATGAAAGAAAATGTGCATTTCCGGCTTTTTGTTGGAGAAAAAGAAATTGTCTTTGGACTTAAACCCATAGAAGTAAGAGAAGAAACTTTTCACGTAATCACAGTAGATGGAGAGTCTTCTTCTTTGACTACTAACATGGGCTTAGATTGGAAAGCGTGGATGATTCTTAGAGAACTTTACTGTAATGCCAAAGACGAAGAAGAAGGCAGTATTGACGAAACTTATGATGCGCCTTTAGGAGAAGATGGATATACTAGTTTCTTTATTCAGGAAACTTCAGACTTTGCAGATGTTCGCAAAAACTGGACTAAGTATTTTCTTAATCCAGACGAAGCCATTCAAGACGAGAAAAACTTTGCAATCTATCCTTCTACAGGCAACCTCAAAATTTACAAACAAGGTGTATTAGTACACGAAGCAGACCAAGAAAGTGTATTTAGTTACGACTTAAAAAACTGTGACATTAACGAACTTAGAGAGTACACAGGATACACAGCGTATGATTTAGCCCACGTAATTGCGAATCTTAATCCTAAGAACATTGAGACTTTTATTCAGCTAGTAGGGAATAACATGTATGAAGGAGATATAAACTATCGTTGGCAAGCTGTCAAATTCGGGAAAAATTGGGAAACTACAATTGGAGAAGCTAAGATTATTGCTAAGAAAGATTTTAAAAACCTTGAAAGTAAAGGCTTAGTAGAAGATAATGGCAAATTAGTTGTTTTACCAGATAACATAGCAGATGTTCTTTGTTATAGCTTGCCTCATGTTTCGGCACTCCGACTTTCTGACAATGTAAATTCTTTCTATGAGGTCTATGACCAAGAACTAGAAGACAAAATAAAAGAAGCTATTTCTGTTTTAGAAAAATGTAATTACATGCTTATTTCAGAAGCAAAGTTTCTTGTTGGAGTTTTTGGAGACCCAAGATGTTTAGGGAAAGTAAATATGGACACTAAAGAAATTATGCTTAGTGTAGAACATAAACAAAAACCTTTTTTTGAACTTCTTACAACAATAGTGGAAGAATACGAACATTTAAGAACCGGATTCTCTGATGAAACACGAGCATTTCAACAGCATTTCATTAATTTATACACTTATAACCTAGTCAAAAACGAAATCATCCTATGAAACAATACGAGCATTTATCTGGAGACGATTATTTACGCATAGAAATATATCATCGTAAAGGAGAAGGATTCTATGCTTCTGTTTTTCCAGTAACCCGAAAGAAACAAGGTAACTTTATTCTAGAGACATTTATGACTTATCAAGGTTACAAAAAACTAATCTTAGAGTCGAACTTTAATCTGACTAAGAAGTACACTCAGGCCGTAAAAGAGTCTGAAGAAATCATTGAAAAAATGAAATCTGCAATAAAAACCAAATACTTTAATAATCAACCCACTCAACCCCAAATTTAAAAACCATGAAAAAGACAATCGCTTTTATCTTCGTTCTCCTGTCATTTACTACTGCATTTGCTCAGTGGAAATACAAAACAGTAGACAATGGATTTGACCCAAAATTCAAGATTGCATATGTAGAAGATGCAACAGACAACTTTGTAAAACTTTTTGGGGGAGCAGGAGAGCCAATAGGTATGCTTCTTTTTACCGGCTTTAATTGTGAAGAAGATCCTACAGTAGAGATTTCTTTCTTAGTAAACGAAAACTGGGAAAAATATGAAGCAGTTGGAACTTTATCTGAAGACCGCAAAAAAGTATTTATTACCTACGACATATCTATTATGGTAGATGATTTTAAATCTGCTTCTGTAATGCGGGTAAGACACAACGATGGACATTGTGGGACACGAATCTATGAGTTCAATATGTCCGGCAGTACTGCTGCTTACAATTTCATAAATAATCCTTGATGCAAATAGTTTCGCAAGAAACTAAAACTTTAAAAGTAAGAGATAACGACCGTAGTGCAGACGCCATATCACCCAATTTTATCTATGGGTGCTGTGGCGGCTGTATGCGGTCGTATTGTTATGTAGGAAGATATAACAACGACACTGTTTATCTCAACAAGAATCTTTTAAAGATTTTAGACAGACTTTCTGATTGGGTTGCTAAAAAACAGTGGCCAAAAAATCCCAATCAAATAGACAATACTTACTACGTAGTAGATATAGGCTGCAGTACAGACGTAGGACTACATTGGAAACATTATCCTTGGGAAAAAGTACTAGAATATTTTAATCTTCATCCTAAACTTAAAAGCACTTTTGCTACTAAGTATCCTTCTAAAGTGCCTAATGTAGGAAATCCAGAAAAACACAGAGTAAGAATCAGTTTAATGCCTCAAGTTTATTCTGACATACTAGAAAAAGGAACTGATTCTATTGAAACAAGACTTGCCCAAATTCCAAGATTAAAAGAGAACTTTGAAATCCATTTGAACTTCAGTCCTATTATCTATGAACGGGATTGGAAACAAGAGTATCGCAAGCTCTTTCAAAAGATTGCAGACATTCCAGATTTTTCTTTTAAGTCAGAATGTATATTTTTGACTTACTCTTATTCCCAACATAAACAAAACACAGAAGAAGTAAATAATCTGTGTTATAGTGAGGATTTTCAAGAACTTAAGAGTTCTCAGTATGGGGGAGATGTGCTTAGATACAAACATCAGCTAAAGGCAAAGATGATACAAGAGTTCAAAGAAATCTACCAAGATTATTTCCCTTTAGAGTCTATACGATACATTTTCTAACTATGAAAACAGGAATATTTGAAAAACAACTTATTAAGTACAAATATCAAGGAGAGTCAGGGCTTGCTACTGCACAAGTAAAAGACGGAGAAGTACTACGGGCAGATGCATATAGTGAAGAAGACCTTAAAAATGCAAAAGAATGGGCATTAGAACAATGGGCTAAAGACCGCAAAGATTTTTACGAAGAAGCTGCAGAAATGGAGCTTGCAGACCGAATAGCACGAAACAAAGGAGAAAACTAAATTAATTCCGGGCGGCTGACAACCGCCCCTTAACCTTTACCACTATGGAAAACCAAACACAATACTTCACCCACGGCCCGAACATGGCCTACATCGTGCGACCTGACGGCACGGCAACGCTTTACGCCGATTACATCGGCTTGGAAAAACAGGAAATTACCTGCTATTCCACGAACATCCTCGGCACATGGAAAGATTTGCAGCCCTGCACACTTGAGCAGTTCACGGAAATCAAATGGCGCGTAATCCGCAAGATGCAGGAAGGGGGTGCGATATGAAAAACACACCGCAGCCGTGGGAACTGCGTAAAATGCACGGCACAGAAATGTATGGCGGCAAGTCAAATGCAAGTGATTGGTTTCTATTTGAATGTGCTCTCGAAAAAGACGCCGCCCGCATAGTCGCCTGCGTGAACGCCTGCGCGGGAATCAGCAACGAAGAGCTGAAAGATATTAGCCAGTATTTTGGCAGGGATGGGCGCACATATTACACACTCGTTGCAGACATGAGGAAGGCACAAGCCCAGCGCGATGAACTGCTGGAAGCGTTAGAAATGGCAGCGGCTGTCATGACCGCTTGCGATGCGCCTGAAGTATCACAAAAAACAGTCAGGGAAGTAATTGCCAAAATGAAAAAAGAAGAAGTATGAAATACATAATTTTTATCTTATGTCTACTAGCCGGTCTATTAACTCAATATATTTTATTTTCTTTTGTCACATGGCATCTAAACCCATACGATTGGGGCAAAGATGGAAGAGTAACGTATTGCATATGTGCTTTATTTTCCTCATTTATAGCCTACATATACTCTCCACTTAATCAACCAAACACAAATAAACCATGCTAATCAGCCAACTACCTAACAGCCACACTTACCCGCTCCGCGCTTTGGCGGAGTTGAGGTATTCACAAGCGACTATTGAAGGACAGCCCGACGGACGGGTGAAAAAAATATCTTGGCTAAATACTCCCGAACATTGGGCTTTTTGGCAAGACGTCCACCAAGGCCAACACCCACCCATCCCCGCGTCATCCATCGAAGACCTGCGCAAGGCTAGCATGCTGCCGGAGCCGGAGCCGGTTATCAAAGACTTCGCCCGCGTGGACACCGCGCCGCCGCCGCCGTTCTATTGCCATCGCGATGAAAACATGGGAGTAAGTCGTTGTCAAGGTCAATGCGAACCATGCGCGGAGAAACAAGCGGCACGGAAGCATAACGATGCTTTGACTAATGGCACGTTTGTGCCGCCCTCCATCACCCTGGAAGATTACGCCCGCATGGAGCGCGAAGAGGAAGCAATCACCAGCCCGTCACATTACAAGGTCGCGGAAGGTCTGGAGGTTGTGGACATGATCCGCGCTGTCCTGACACCTGAAGAGTTTCGCGGCTACTGCCTCGGCAACCTGATCAAGTACCGGATGCGAGCCGGAAAAAAAACCATGTCACCGATGGAAGACCTCGGCAAGGCTCATGTGTATGAAACATGGCTTAAGGAGATGGAAGGGGGTGAGGGATGAGCATACTTGCAAAATTAAAGGAAGAAGGTGTTGTAAGCTTTGAATTAAGACGCGACAAACGCCAATTGCTTGTACAGGAGTGTTGCGATTTTTACTTCGAATCAGATTTATCCAAGGCCGAAGTTAAGCAGCTTATCGACGAATTGACGGCAATTCACGAAGAGATGAAAGGGGGTGAAGGATGAAAACGCGGCCGATTCCATTAAAGACGTGGGAGGTGCAGGCTATTCGCGAAGGCAGAAAAACTCAGACCCGCAGGGTGGTGAAACCGCAGCCGCCGTCTGACGACTTTTTAAACGCAGACAATGCAATTGCTTTTGTAACCGAAAAAACCCTCAACCACACGGTTCGTTGCCCCTACGGCCAGTCCGGCGACGTGCTGTGGGTGCAGGAAACGTGGGCATTGCCCTCTGATAGTGACGGTAACGATATCGGCTATCAGTTCAAAGCCGACTACAGCGACAGCAGCGAGGACTGGAAATGGAAGCCTTCTATCCATATGCCCCGCGAAGCTGCCCGCCTGTTCCTGCGCATCAAGGCCGTCCGCGTTGAACGGTTGCAGGAGATAAGCGAAGACGACGCGAAAAATGAAGGCATTTATTATTCAGAAGCTGGGGAAGGTTATGAAGATTATTTATTCGATTATAGTGGTAAAAATCGTATAGAATTGTTCGTTTATGCCAAGGATTCCTTCCAAAGCCTCTGGCAATCTATCAACGGCCCCGAATCATGGGAAGCAAACCCGTGGGTGTGGGTTGTGGAGTTCGAGCGCATAAGCAGAGAGGAGGCCGGACTATGAACCTTGACAAACTTTTCAAACACCTTGCCGACGAACACGGCCTGCTGCTGTTGGAATCCGAAAAGCGGGAGATAGCGGATTGTTTGCCGAAATGTACCTGCGAGCAATCCAACGATGTAATTGAAGAAAAAGTCATCAAAACGCAGCCAAAATATCTACGCTATTTCCTGACACTACTACTCGCCCTGCTGCTTATCAGATGCAGCTACCAGAAGGGCGGGATTTTAACCACAAAATAAACTTAGAAATATGAATGATAATTTAACCACAAATGCTTCTAACGAAGCCGAAAGCCACGCCTTTTTGGTAGGTGCTGTTAGGCGTAGTTCTTCTATCAATGTTGCTCAAAATATATTCGATAAATATTTTGTTTCAACTGCGATGTGGGCTACTTCTATACAGGGTATGAGATACCCTACTTATGAAACTTTTATTTGGGAATACAACAAAGAAACTCGTGAACGTGGTAAGTTATTAAAACAATATTATCACCCTTCAAGAGGAACTGGATTAAAGTTTCATTTTAGGTTTTGTCAATTATTGGCATATAGGCAGTTGAAACAAAATTTACCAAGTGATGCAGGTTGGGTGGACTTCGATTAGAATTACGCCTAACTTGTCGCTAACATTACCTAAGTACTGCAATACAACAACCATGCGAACCATAACACTACTACTCGCCCTGCTGCTGATCGGATGCAGCATGGAAAAAAGACTAAATTATGAAACGCTGGGAAACTAAGTTAATTGACACAAAAACTGTATTGGCTGCTTGTGAAAAATTTCATGAAGGCAACGATGGGCGAGCACCGTGGCAAATAATAATGGAAGAAACTGGAGCACCTGAGAAAGTTGTTTATGCAGCTATGGAAAGAGAAGAAAGAAAAGGGTATTTAGAATATGGAGTTAGTTTACGAACTGCATGGCTTACCGATAAAGGCAAAGATTTTCTTCATAAAAATAACATAACATAATGAATAACAACACAGTAGAACTATTAGGATATTACGGCGGCGATGAAGCTATTGCCTGTAGTGCATGGACGAGTACATCGAGAGACCTTACAAATGAAAAAAGAGCACGTATTCCAGCTCTTTTAAAACAATTATGGAGTGCTGAACCTGTACCACACGGTTCACCATTTGAAAAGGGAGTAGTACATTTTCTTGTAAACTGCGATATAGCCTCGCATATTCACTTACTCAAACATCGAATCGCATCTATTAATGCTGAATCCGCTAGATATAAAGAGTTGAAAGAAGATAAGTACTATCTACCTAATGATTGGCTTGGTGTCCGTGATAATGCTACAGGACAAGATTGGATATTTACTTTAGAACAGTTTAGTAAAGAGTCTAATGAATTGTATCACAGAGCTTTAAGAGATTTAACTCCTATTTTAGGTAGAAAAAGAGCTAAAGAATCTGCTAGATACTTTAAAAATTATAACTCGCAAATTCAAGCTGATGTGATGTTTAACATGAGGGCATTTCACAACTTTATTACTCAGCGTATGGATGACTATGCTCAATTAGAAATACAAGACATAGCAAAACAAATGTTAGAATTAGTAAAAAATATTGAAGGTAATCCATTTGAACATACACTAAAGGCATTTAACTTTACATGAACAAAACACAAACATATTGGCATCTATTTCAAACAGCAGACCCTTCGTGGATAAAAAATAACCCCGGAAAGTGGGCTGAAATTTGCGAGCATATCAAAAAATATGGTAGGTTTGTAGGCCTTAGAAAAGCAAATCACATAAGAAGAAGAACAAATCAAGCAACTAACTTTTAAACCATGGGAAATAAAAAAGAAGCAGTTTTCGCACTCGTAAACAAATTCCAAGGAGTAATCTACTCTAATTATTACGCCACTACAGGAATTACAAAAATCAAAGTAATCTTCAACAACGAGAATGAAGAACAAGAAAAGTACACCGTTATGTCTGCAGATGAAGAGCTTTCGTACTCATTAATGTACGATAAGATTAGCAGATTCCGAAGCATTTAACCCCTACAATCTCCTATGAATAAGAAAAAGGCCTCACAAGGGCCTTTTTCCTTTTCTTTCCTGTAACATTATTATCTATGAAAAACAATACAGAAGTAAGCGTAAAATCATCTAAAGAACTCTTAGAAGACTTAGACAAGTTAATCGAAGAGGAAATTGCAAGACTGTCTCAGTTAAACGTATCTTCGATTCATGAAGCAAAGATTCCAACTTTTGAAGAACCTTTGGAAGAAAATTTGGAAGTTATTACCCAAAAAGAAGATGAAATTTTCACAGACCTCTTTGGTGAGTAAACCTCAAAAATCTTTAATTGGAGAAATGAGCAGTGATTTTATTGATTACTGCAATGAGAAAAACTATTCTTTGGTAGAATGGTATCAGTGGAGACTTCACATAATAAAAGAAAGAAAAAAACTAGAAAATGAATCAAATAGAACTGACCCCAGAAAAGATTGAAGAGGGAATTGCGCCTCATTACCAAGTGTTTCTTGAAGAACTTGTAGAGCCTCGTGCTGCCTATCAAGGGTTAAAAGCCCACTACATTATTCAGCGAAGCCAATACAATGAGTCGTTAAATACGATTCTTAAAGGCGTAAACGACCCTGCTGTGAATCTAGTAAAAGACTTCTTTGATAAAGTTATTGAACACATTGATGCAAAACTCAAAGAATTTAGAGTTTGAAAACTTTGGAGAAAATACTGAACACCTTTTAGAGTTTAACCAACTGTACTGGGAATGGAAGACTGAGATGCTCCAAAAAGATTTGGAAAGTATTCTAGTCAAAGATAATTTCGAGCCTTCCACTATACAAGAAGTAAAGATACATGAGCAAAAAATCATTCTATGACGTGCTGTGGATGCTGTGCGTCAAAAACAATCAAGTAGAACAATGGATAGAAGAAGGTGTTCTTGGTAAATCTAAGAACACTTTCTTTTTCACCCCTAAAGCAAAAGAAATCCTTGGCATAAGTGATGTCATAGGTAAAAAAGTAGAAGTGATGGATTTTGAATGGGTGGCTTCTTACAATGAAGCTTTTGACAAAAAGAACATTGGTATAGCCGGTAAGAAGTCAGATATTGCTGCAGTAAAGGCAAAAATGGAAAAGTTTTGCTCTAAATATGACTATACTCCAGAAGAAATCATAGCTGCATCTCAAATCTACACTAAGTATGCTTGTGATACTTATGGATCTGATAAAGTGCAACAATCACACTATTTCATCTCTAAAATACAAGACGGGGTAGAAGTCAGCAATCTTGCAATGTGGTGTGAAGAATGGCGTACTAACGGCCAGAAGTACACAAGCAAAAGAGTCCTTTAATGAACTTTAAAGAAGTAATTTCCAAAATAGAAAGCCAGAAAGCAATCAAAGAAAACGGAGGGATTACTTCTATACTCCCTCCGTTTCCTCGATTAGCTGAAGAATATGGCGGGTTTACAAAAGGTTCAATCACAGCTATAACTGCAAACTCAGGGGTAGGAAAGACAAAGTTTGTAAAGTACCTCTGTGTAATCTCCTATCTTAAAACAGCCCTTGCAAACGGATTAACTCCTAAGATTTTTTATTTTGCTTTAGAAGAATCAGAGTCAGATTTTTGGCTCTCCTTTGTTTCCATGTACTTATATGAGAAGTTCAAAATATCTGTATCAGTAAAAGAACTTCTATCAGTAGGAAAGTTTACAGTAAACAATGAGCTTATGAGTAAGATTCATCAAGCTGAACAGTTTATTGAAAAGCTTCAAAAGTACGTAGAGGTAATAGACTACATACGAAGCCCTACTCGTATTGTAGAGTATGTTTCTAAGTACTTTGCATCACCAGAAATAGGAACTCAATTTTATTCTGTCTCAGGAGATAAGAAGATTCCCACTACTTATAAGTACAAATCAGATAATCTTTGGGTGATGGGAATTTACGACCACCTTAGTCTAATGTCTAACGACATTATCCCCGGTACAGTAAATCGCATGAGCCAATATCAGACTTTTGATTACTTTGTGAAAGATTGTACTCTTTCTGTGTTTGCTAAAAGGTATCAGATGATTAACGTAATCGTTCATCAACAAACTCCAGCATCAGAAAAAGTTGTGTTTACTCACAAAGGAGGAAAACTAGAAGAAAAGCTAGAACCTAGCTTGGAAGAACTTCACGTCAATAAAGGCGTACAACAAGATTACGAAACTGTCATAGGGCTATTCAATCCCTCACGTTACGACATCGAAACCCATAATGGATACGATATTTCCTTACTTGGAAACAACTATCGTGCTTTAAAATTCCTTAAAGACAGACATTATGGGTTAGAAAATACTAGTGTAGGGTTGTATTGGAACGGTGCAGTAGGTAACTTTGAAGAACTTCCTCGAGCAGAAATAATGACAACTGCTCACAAATACCAAGAAATATTAGACAGAAAAACTCAACTTGCCTCTAGTAGGCTTACTTATCTATCATAACATGCACAAATCAAGCGTAGAGATTTTAAAAGTGTTATGTTCTTATGTACATTGCTCCCTTTCAGCAAGCATTTTTGAAAACAAAAATTGGTTCACTACTTATACATGGAGCATAAACGAAGAAAAGAAGTTTCAGTCTTTTCTTTATAAGTACATTCAAAACGACAGAAGTTATCAAGAAATAGCTGAAGATTTTCCAGAAGCCCAAGCAGAATCAAAAGAAGCCTTTGTAAAAAGATTTACTTTGTTTTATGGATGGGACTTAGAGGAAATGATGCAACGAATAGAAGAACATAAAAACCAAGAACTAACCTTACAACCACATGAGTAAACTTATCGGGATAGTAGGAGATACCGGAACCGGAAAATCTACCTCAGTCAAATCCTTAGACCCAAAAACAAACTTCTACATTAACGTAGCATCAAAAGAATTGCCTTTTAAAGGCTCTTCTAAAATCTACAACACGGACTCTAAAAACTACATTGAAATAGAGAATGCTCGTCAAATTGAGCAAGTTCTTAGCCAAATCAATGAGAAAGCTCCTCACATCAAAACAGTAGTTATTGACGATGCCAACTATTTGATGGGGTTTACTCTTATCAAAAAAGCCACTGAAGTAGGATTTACTAAGTTTTCTTTGATGGCACAAGACATGTTAAACATGTTAATGAAGTGCAAAAAACTCAGAGATGATTTGGTGATTTTCTATATGTGCCATCCTGAGCCAGTATTTGACGATGAAAAAATCGTAGGGTACAAAATGAAAACAAGTGGCAAAGCAATTGACACTCAGATTAAATTAGACGGATTATTTTCTACTGTACTTTACACAAGTGTAGAAACAGACAAAGATGGAAAAAGCACTTATCAGTTTCTTACAAATCGAAAAGACTTGTTCCCGGCAAAAAGCCCAGAAGGAATGTTTGAAGACTTGTTAATTCCAAACGATTTATCTATTGTATTAAACAACGTAAACCAATACTACAACGAAATATAAAACCTATGAACGTAGACAATTTAGAATCAGGAAACTCCGTAAGCCGTGACTTGTACACGGGATTGGCAACAATCCAAATTCAGTTGGTAAATCCAACTAAAAACGAAATTGTAGCTTTTTTGGCTACCGAAGACGACAAAGTAAAAGACCCTAATTATCTTATTTCAAAAGATGATAAGCCGGACACTTACAGGTTGGACTTTTGGTATGTAAACCACAATACCTTTGGAACTCCTCTTAAAGGGAAGTTTTCTCTGTTTGTTGGATTAGATGACCGAGATGTTTCTAGTACTGGCAAATATCAGTGGATTGATGACCATGCTAATGTAGTTTGGGGAGAAAACATTGACGCAATTAAAGAAGCCGATAAGTCTAAATCTTTTGAAGTTTATACAGATTATGCAAGTCTTCGTCGAGCTAAAATCGGAGAAGAAGATTTGTACAAACTACTGAAGGCATACGGCAACGTAGATACTCGCAAGTCAAAGTTCCGACTTGATGATTTTGCCAAAGCAGTAACTAACAAATCAAACGAACTGCAGAAATACTTTAAAGACTTTAACGACAAAAAGAATCGTGGTCTTAAAGTACTTTTGACTATTCGTGATGGGCAATATCAGTCTGTATGGACTAGAGATTTTCTGCCTTTAGAGGCTACTCAATACAAGTATCTTGAGAAGAGTGTGCGTAACGACCAGTATGGATGCAAAGACTATTTTGCTGACAGCTTGCGCTTTACTAAATTCACAGGAGAAATGTTTGAGCCTGCGCCTACATCTAAAGTAAACATTGATTTTGGTGCACCTCCGTCAAGTGTCCCTGCAGCAGCCCCTGCTGTAAACCCAGAAGATTTATTCTAACCAACAAAAGATATAAAGGGGAGGACGTATGTTCTCCCCTTTTGTATCTTATTACGCAATGGATATTACCCAACTAAACTCTTTTATGTCTTTGTCCGAAGTAGTAGAATATTATGGACAAGAATCCATAATGGAATACTATTTTGGTGCATCTATTGTTCTAAATAAACCTCATTGCAATCCCTTTAGACGAGATACTAGCCCAGACTGTTATTTTCATTATACCAAAACAGGGAAACTTATCTTTAAGGACTTTGCTTATGGCTCTATGGATTGTTTAGATGTGGCCTCTAAAAGAACTGGCGTATCTGGAGTAGACCTTATAGTAAAAATCCAAGAAGACTTTTCTAAGTTTACAGATTTGACCTGTCCTCATCCTCAAATGTCCTTTGAAAAAGCAGTTAAAGAAATTAATGAAACTGCAATAGGGTGCAGATTTGAGCCCATGACACAAAAGGATTTTGATTATTGGAATTCTTACGGAATAACCAAAGAGTCCTTAGAAAAATACTTAGTAAAAAAAGTAAGCAGGGCTCAGATAAATGGAAGAGACTGGTATTTGAAAAACAACATAGATGTTTGCTATCAATACATCAATGAAGGAAAAGTAAAACTTTATCGGCCTTTTGCCAGCAAACTGAAGAAGTTCCGCAATAATTACAATGAAACTATTTTGCCCGGGTACGAGTATCTCCCTCAAAAAGGAAAAAGTTTATTCATAACTAAAGCAGAAAAAGACATGATGACTTTAGATAGTCTGGGCAAAACAGCAATATGTCTAAGGTCAGAAACTTCTTGGGATTTGCCTAAAGACAAAATAGAAAGTCTAAAACAAAGATTTGAAAGGATTTATGTGTGGCTAGATGCCGATAGGACAGGGAAACAAAGCACAGAAAAAATTACTTCTACTTATGACTTTATCGGTTTAGAACATGACTATGCTCTAGGTAAAGACTTAAGTGACATTTACAAAAACCATGGAAAGACAGAATTTAAACGAATTGCAAACGCTATTCTCAGTAAATAATATGTTGTCAGAAATAACACGAGGAAGAACAAAAGAACTAATAAAAGATGCCTCTTCATTAGAGTTGGCAAAGAACACATTTATTAGCCATTGGGCCTCTAATGATTTGTGGAGAGAAACTCTTGAAGCTACATGCGAAGTGTATGATATTCCGGTATTGCTACCTTTAATTCCTCGAAGATGTCAAATACAAGTGACTCCTAAAACGCACATTGCTCGGATTCTCTACGTTTTTTCTCCAAATATTACGTACATGAAGTTAGCTTTGGCCACTAATAAAAAAGACCATAGCTCAATAATTAACTTATTGACTTCTTTTGAAGACCAGCTTTCAATAAGTAAATCCTATAGAGAAACCCATAGAAGAATACTTGAAAAGCTAGTAGGAAAAATCCCACACCTTCTTAATACTACTATTTATCTTAATAACGTATACAGGTTTTATACTCCAAATACAGAAAAGAATATTTACAATCATGACGAATACACATTGTTATATTACGCCCAGATGGGATCAAGTGTTATCCGACCTATTGAAGTCCCCGAAATTCCAAGAAACAGGATTGGCAATAGCCAAAGAGAGATTGAACTATCCGGTATTTCCGGATAAATCAGAAATCTTTCAAGCCTTTAAGCTAACAGATTTTGATAATATCAAGGCTGTTCTTATCGGGATGGATCCTTATCCTAACAGGTATAAAGGACTTCCAGTAGCTTGCGGACTAGCTTTTGCCCCACGAAACAACGAATATCTCCCTCCAAGTCTAAAACAGATTTACAATCAGATTGTCAGAAGTTTTTATTCTGACCAAGAAACTGACTACCGGCAACTTGATTTATCTTATTGGGCAGAACAAGGAATACTTTTATTGAACACTGCACTTACTGTAAGAGAAGGGCAGGCTGGGTCGCATCTTAGCTATTGGCAATGGTTTACTACTGAAGTTATTCAAAAAATAAACGAACTTAGTACTGGAGTAGTATTTTGTTTATGGGGCAAAGAAGCACAAAAATTAGAAACCTTTATTGAATCCCACAACATCATTCTAAAAGCCCCACATCCGGTATCTGCTTCTTATTCAGGTAAATCTTGGGAGTGTAATCACTTTGAATACATCTCAAAACATCTAAAAGACGTAAACAACATTGAATTTGAATGGTTAAAACAGCCCAACCCCGCTTCGAGAGCTTAATAACTCTTGCTCTTAAATACATAGATTCCTACAAAAGAATCTTTGGAAATGAAGAATTTGAAATCCTTAATAACTACCAAACAATTATTTTAGCTACTCACTCACAACTTAAAGGGCAAAGCCTCACTAAATACGAGTATGAATACTTAAAAGGAAAGTGTGAAGGCTATTGTGAATTTATAATTGAACTTATAAATTTCAATGTGGTAAAATTGTCTACTCAAGATGAAACAGTAGGAAACTACGAACTTTTTAACAACCTTAAAACAACTAAAACACTAAACTAATGAACATCGAATCATTCCTCGACCCACAAGAAACCCTGTTGGTAGAACAACCTGAGTCTTCTATTGACTTAGTAAAAATCAAAACTCTCTTAGACAAAAGCAACACAAATTGGCAAGTAGAGAAGAAAGAACTTTTTGGCCCAGATGGAGAACCTACTGATTTGTTTGGCATTTTCCGTCAAGACACGAAAGAATGTTTTGGCGCAGTAAAAAGCAAATACGTTCCAACTCAGAATTGGGAAATAGTAGAATTGCTCTTAGAAGCCGGAGAGAAAGTAAAAATTAATGCAGAGCGTGGGGGTCTCTTAGACGGAGGACGTAAAGTGTATTATCAGTTTAAGCTCGAGCCTGTAAAGATTGCTAACTCTGAAAATTTGCGTTATCTCACAGGATTGAGTTCGCATGACGGCAGCGTAGGTATTGGCTTTGGCACTACCAACGTAACTGTAGTATGTCAGAACACATTTTACCGCGCACTCAGCGATGTAAGTAAAGTAAAGCACACTATGAACTCTCGAGAAAAGCTAAACCAAATTGTTGCTAGTCTTCAAATTTCAATGCAGTCAGAATATACACTGATTGAGAATCTAATTGAAATGAGCAAAATGAGTATCCCTTCTAAACTCAGCGATGAAGCAATTATGAAGCTCTTTGGTCTTACCGGCGAACCTTTGACTGCTTCTACTCGTACTAAGAATGTCTTTGAACAAGTAAAAGATGCTATTCAAATTGAACAAAACACCCACGGAGAAAATGCTTATGCTCTCTTTAGTGCAGTAACTCGCTACACTAACCACATTAAAAAGTACCGGAGTATAGATACTAAGCGAAGTGCTATCATGTTAGGGGCTTCCCGAAACATTGTAGACCAAGCTTATGATTGGCTGTATGAAGGTGCTAAATCTGAAAGGATTGAAGAACTTATCTTAGGATAAGATTGGCACAGAAAATCAGGGGTAGGGTTGTCCTACCCCTTTTTTTCTTTTATTTTTGGCCCTAATGTTTGAAAAGAAAAAATATACCCAGAACCCTAACGCATGCTCAGTTTGCCATAAAGAAAAGCTTTTTGCAGTTAAGTCTAAGAAGATATGCGTTACTTGCAACAACAAGGCAAAACAAGAGAAAGTCAAACAAAAAAGATTAGAAAAGAAACAAAAAAAGGCTCTATCACATAAAACGTTAGTAACGCAATTAGATAGAATTTTTAGTCAATATGTTCGCATTTCTAACATTGAAAAAGACGGATTGGTAAAATGCTATACTTGCGATAACCGTCTTCCTTACAAACAGATTCAATGTGGGCATTTTCAGTCAAGACGATATATGTCTACACGATTTCATGAAGGGAATTGTAGGCCACAATGCTATGCTTGTAATGTAGGAAAATCTGGAGAACAGTTTAGATTTGGGCTTAATCTAAATGAAGAGATTGGCGAAGGCCATGCAGAATCTATGGAAAGACTTGCCCAAGAAGTCAAAAAATTTACTCCTGAAGAAATGTTAGAACTAATTCAATACTTTGATAAAAAGCTTGCCCAAGTAAAAACAGAAAAAGACGTTTGGTAATGAACATATACTTACTAACTAGTAACCCCTATGTAGTCAAGTTAGTAAGTGGTACTAACTTGCTATTAACTACTCTTAATGAAACATTAGACTTTTTAAATTCTCGAGAATCACTAGACTTTGACATTGAGACTACCGGATTAGATCCTCACACAGATGAAATAAAAACCTTGCAGTTCAGAAATGGAACTGATTGTTATCTTATTGATTGTTTTAGTTACCCGGCTCGAGTATTTAAAGAGCCTTTAGAAGCAAAGCTTATCATTGGGCATAACCTCAAGTTTGATTTACAGTTTCTTTATTCTGCCGGAGTAATACCTACTAAGATTTACGACACTTACGTAGCAGAAACAGTTCTTTATTTGGGAGAAGATACTCGAAGAAAAAGTCTGGCAAGTTGCGTAGAAAGATATTGCGGAGTAATTCTAGATAAGACTGAACAATCTAACATTCAAAAAACATTTACTCTCCCTTTTCTGAAGTATGCGGCTACTGATGTGTTTTATTTGTCAGAGATTAAAGCAGAACAAGAAAAACGAACAGAAGAAAAAAAATGCAAAGTAACTATTGAACTTAACAATAGGTTTGTAAAAGTTCTTGCCTACACTGAATGGTGCGGCCTTAAACTAGATTCCTACAAATGGACACTAAAAACTGAAAAGTACAAAAAAGAACTTACTGAAATCAAAAAAGAACTTGATAATTTTATTGTTGAGAACAAGATTAACAAGTTCATTAGCCCCCAGACTTCTATGTTTGATTCTAACTTGGTTACTATTAATTGGAATTCATCCGACCAAGTTATTCAAATCTTTAATCATTTAGGTTTAGATATTAAGACCAAAGTAGATGGAGAAATAAAAGAAAGCGTAGCAGAGACAGTAATAGGAAAGTATGCAAAAGATAACAAGTTTGACAAGTTTGTAAAAACATACTTGCACTATAAAGAACTTCAGAAAGATATAAGCACGTACGGAGACAACTGGCTAACTATGCTTAATCCTTCTACAGGCAGAATACATACTAGTTTTAAACAGTTGGTAAACACAAGCCGCATGGCTTCTGGCAGCAAGTCTGAAAAGAACAAACCTAATCTTCAAAACATACCTAGTGATGAAGAAACAAGAAGCTGTTTTGTAGCAGAAGAAGGGAATGTAATTGTAGGGTGTGATTATAGCCAACAAGAACAAGTAGTGCTTGCTAATAAAAGCTTAGATGCAAACTTGCTTGAGTTCTTTGATAAAGACATTGGAGATATGCACAGCTTTGTAGGCAGCAAGATGTATAGCAACCCTGATTCTTCCTTATATGTAAAAGAAACTGAAGGTTTAAGTCTTACTGAATTCAAAAAGAAGTTCCCTGATTTAAGGAATAAAGCCAAGATGGCTGGGTTTACTATTAACTATGGTGGCACAGGGGAAGGTATGGCCAGTAAGCTAAATATTCCTGTAGAAGAAGGTGTGGCTATTTACAATTCTTATTTTGATGTGTTTCCTAAAATGAAGCAATTCTTTGATGATGCCAAAAAGAAAGGTCTAGAAAAAGGTTACATTTTGATATCAGAGATTACCGGCTTGAAATATTATATCCCTGATTGGGAAAAACTAGTAGCTACTAAAAAAGCTATGACCCCTGAATTTTGGGAAAGGTATAAAAAACTAAAAAACGAAAAAACTCCAACAGCAAGAGAACTTCAAAACAAAGTAAGAGACTACTTTAAAAGTATGTCTAGCATAGAAAAAGCATCTCTTAACTATCCTATCCAAGGAGAGTCTGCAGAGATGACTAAACTAGCTGGGATTTATTTCTTTGACAAGTACATACTCCCTAACAATCTTTTTGGCATAGTTAAGATTGTGAATTTTATTCATGATGAAATCTTAATAGAAGGCCCCGAGACTATGAAAGAAGAACTTGCAGAAAACTTAAAAAAGGCCATGCTTGATAGTGCAGACAAGTTTTGTAAACGTGTCCGTATGAAAGCAAGCCCAACTATTTCAACACATTGGCAAAAATGATATTAACAGAAGAACAACAGATAGCAATTTATGCAGCAAAAGAATTCATAATGAACGGTAAGCCAGATGAGTACTTTCTCATTGATGGAAAAGCCGGTACAGGTAAGACTACTATTGCATCAGAAATTGTAAAACAATTCAAAAACAAAAGATGTGCAGTGGCCGCATTAAGCCACAAAGCGAAGTTTGTCATTATGGATAAATTTCAAGCCCAACAGATTGATGCAGAGTTTTTCTCTTTGGCTGGGTTGCTAGGGATGAAATATGATTTTGATACAGGCACATTCAGCGCACGAGCCAGATACATTCCTATCTTAGATTATGACCTCATTATTATAGATGAAGCATCTATGATTAACGAAGAGGCACTGGAAATGATAATGAATGAAAAGAGAAAAACCGCTAAAGTATTATTCTTAGGAGACATTGGGCAGTTGCCTCCAATAAGAGATTCAAACTCTCCCTATTATCACGAAAAAAGCGATTTGTTTGGACTGAAGTCTCCTGTGTTTGCAACTAAAAACAAAGCAACTTTGCATACACGCATTCGTCAAGGAGAAGACTCTCCAATACTTCCTTATGCAGATTATTACTGGAATAACTCAGTTAAAGAGTTTATGCCGGTATTAGAACCTTGTACTGATGCCACTAACATTATTACAAACAAAGGCGCATTACTCTTTAGTAAGACAATTAAAGAGCTTAGTGATATCCTCGTAAAGGCATATCAAAATGCAGTTGAAGCCTCTAATCCTAATCATGTCAAAATAATTGTGTATAGGAATGAAGTAAGAGAGGCTCTTAATCAAGCTATCCACAAAAGAATATTTCCAAACAGCGAAGGACTATGTGCCGGAGACTTAATTATCTTCAATGGAAGATGTGGAGATATTGAGAATGCTACTGAAGGCCAAATAACTAACGTAGGTAATATCACAAAAGATGATTACGGAGTCTATTATGTCCCTCTTTCTATTCGTATTCCAAGAATCAAAGACCTACAAATTGTAGATTATGCACTTCCTCAATCTAGGGCTACTCATAAACGTATTGTCTCTGGACTGTTTTCTCAAGCAAAAAAGTTGCAAGGAAGTTCAGATTATTATTCAGCAATAGAAGCAGCTACTAAGTACAAAGAAAGGTATGCTAATATTGATTTTGGGTATGCAATATCTTCCCATAAAAGCCAAGGATCTACATACGATATTGTAGTAGTATTTAAAGATGATATTACTCAGGTCAAGATGATTGGAAATAAAGAGAAGAGCGAATCTATTTATACCGCACTTACCAGAGCAAGGAACATTGCTATTATCATTTACGAAAAGTCCGAAGCAACTTCAAACTTTAAAGAGCTGGATTTAACGGCTCTGTGTAATACAATAGACGAACAGAAAGATGTCAAAGCAAATATCAATCCCGGCTCAGATAACTAAGAATCATTTAGATAAATGCGTAATAAAAGTAGACCCTAAACTTTCTCAAGAATACCTTTCAGAGATTTTAAAGAATGACGTAATTGTAGATGTGCAGCTCTCTATTACCAAGATAGATACTTTAAAAACAAATGCACAACTCAGATACTTTTTTGGCGTAGTATATCCTATTATTAAGTTAGGACTTGAAGACATAGAAGGGATAACCCTTAAAAAGTCTGAAGTCATGTCTATTCTTAAAGAAAGATTCTTTTCAGAATTTTCTTTTGACAAAAATCAAGAAATAGAAAAGTCATTAGCTGATGCCTCTAAAGAGGAACTGTCTAAATTTATTGAGGCAGTAATCAAATTTGGCGAAGACTTTCTAAATGTAACAATTCCAGAACCCGAAAACCTAAACGAACTGTAAATCATGGTAGAAATCTATCAAGTAATCACTCCTGAATTTGTTAAACAACTTGCCACTGAGGTTAAAAACTCAGGGGGCAGTTGGGTTAACATCAAAGCATGTCCTCAGTGTCAAGTAGGCTACACTGTTACTCCGTTTGATAACGGAGACGTGATAGCTAAGTTTGACCGGCCTGTAACCGACGGCAAGTTCACTGCCCGACGTTGGAAAATTTTGCCTGTATCTAAAAGAAAGCCTGAAGGAGAAATGTTAGCACTTCGTAAATGAAAGCTAATCTTAAAATAGGCACTCAAATCGTAGAAGTAGAAGTAAAACGAAAACCCATATGGTGGCAATTAAAAAATCTTTCTTTTAGTGCTACCGGCTATGGAAGTCGTATTCCTACTGAATACATGGTAAAACACAACAAAAGATGGAAAAGAGTTTACTGCAGAATTTATAGTAACTCTGGAACTCTTTTTATTGAACAAGACAGAAAACCTTTTGCAATCGTAACAATATACACATGAGCATATTATCCGCACTTGGCATTATTGCCTTTATTGTATTGATTATAAATATTTACAAAGATTCTAAAAACAACGAAGATGGAAATTCCTAAAACATACAAAAACGACGAAAGCTTAAACCAAAGCAAACTAAAGAGGATATTAGAACATCCTCGTTTATTTATTGAAGAATCTTTTGAGTCAGAATTTGACGAGCCTAAAGACCATCTTGACATTGGAGACGCAGTAGATTTACTTCTTACTGGAGCAGAAAGAGAATTCCACGAAACTTTTGCTGTATCTAAAGTGCCGCGACCGGGAGGAAATATGGGGGATTTTTGCTGGGCAAAGTTTAAGTATCGTGACTTTGATACTGCAGACAAACTTGCTTATGACGAAGTAGGAATCAAAAGACCCGCCACTGTAGAGGCATATCTTGAAAAGTTTGAAGTAGAAGGAAGAGCGTATTATGATGAACTTGTAGGAAACGCAAGTAAACGACTATTGACTCCTTCTAAATATGAGACAATTACTCGTATAGTAGAGAGCATCAAAAATAACCCTGACGTTTACAAACACATTAATCCAGAAAACGAAGAATATGAAATACATTTTCAAGTACCTCTTTATTTTCAGCTTAATGGGGTGAAATGTAAAGGATTGTGTGATGCAATCAAGATTCATAAGCAAACAAGAGAAGCTACAGTCGTGGATGTTAAGACTACCCGATATTCAGTAAGTAACTTCCCTTTGTCATTCTTTCAGTTCAGATATGATTTTCAGGGAGCGTG